TAATCATTTACAGCCGCCTTGATTGCATCTTCGGCCAGGATTGAGCAGTGGATTTTGACAGGCGGGAGCGCCAGCTCTTCCGCAATCTGAGAATTTTTAATTTCCATTGCGGCATCGAGCGTTTTACCTTTAACCCATTCTGTAATAAGTGAGCTTGACGCAATCGCTGACCCGCAACCGTATGTTTTGAATTTAGCGTCCTGAATAATCCCATCTTTAACCTTTATTTGTAATTTCATTACATCACCGCAAGCAGGTGCGCCAACCATGCCAGTGCCAATGGAGTCGTCACCCTTTTCAAACGAACCCACGTTGCGGGGGTTTTCATAGTGATCAATTACTTTGTCTGAGTATGCCATTAGTTAGGTACCAATACAGTTCGATAACAATTACACTTTGCGTCTAGTACAGCTTCCCAGTGGTAATCAGCTGGTTGTGGAAATACTGGCGCAATTGGTGGATACATCATTGGAACATTAGGTTCCGGCTGTCGTATAACTATTGTCTGCGGCGGTTTAGTTGCTTCATATACAATTACCCCACCGACTATAGCAGGAACTGCCCAACCATAACCTGGATGCCAGTAGTATGCTCCGCCACGATGGCGCCAACGGTCAGCGTGGGCCAAATTGGTTAAACATAAAAGGGATAATACGAGAATAAACTTTTTCATTTTGACATCTCCTTGTGTATTATAACATACACTTATATAACGTGTCAACAGCTAAAAAAGTTTACTTACCGGCGGCTCTTTTGGCCATTGAACTTACCACTTTGGCAGGATCTCCGGGGGAAGCAGTAGCGGCGCCAAGTGGGTCTGTATTGTCAACTGTATGTTCTGGTGGGGCCAAATAAACATATTTGGAACCAGTATGGTCATCATCTTTGATATCTTTGATCAAGCCCTTAATCGAATCGTTATGTTGGAAAGCGGCTTCTAGTGCGGCATAATTAAATGCTTCGTTGCCAGGAATGCCACGAACCCTGTCAATGATTGTATCAACTTTAATGCGGGGAGTTACTGCATTACTTTGTTGTGCTTCATTTCGTAACCATTCTAGCACAGTGATCAAAGCAGAGTCACCGCGTGTCTCTGCTTCGTCTTCGATTACTTCCGGAAGTAATTCCTCAATTGATTCGAGGATAATATCCTTGATACGCATTAACGACGCTCGCGGCCTAGTTCTTCTTCGCCGCCAACAGCGGCATCAGTGGCATCAAAGCCATCTGTATCAGCATCAACGTCAGAATCTAAATCTGCTGGTGCGCCACCTAGGTCACCCAAAGCAGGTTCACCTGCTGGTGCGCCACCTAAATTGCCAACGCCCATGTCCATTGGACTAGCCACGTCTTCACCGGCTAGAGCACGTACTGATGTGTCGGCTGTTTCACGTGCTGTACTCAATGCTGTGTACAATTCTGTTAGTGTTGGGCTGATTGTTGTTTTAAACTGCTCAGCTTGTTCGCTACCAATTTGATCACGGATTGTGTCAATTAGAGCTGGCACCTGCTCGTTTTGAATCTTGCTGATTTTTTCTAGCATGTCTTGAACTGAGTCAACGATGTCTTTAGCGGCCAATACTGCTTCGCTACGACCCATTTCACTTTCAAACAAACCTTGCTCGCTATTAAGCCATTTGTCTAGGCCTTCTTTGACAAGCATAAGTTCCATATACTTAGAATTCTTTTCAGCTGTGTGAGCACCAAAAGATTTTTTAATCTGTACAATGTTTTCAGCTAACGCTTTAGTTAAACGTTGCGCCTTAGCATAAGTCAAGTTATCATAATCAACTGTGAAACCAAAACGGCTTTCCATGATTTTGTTAATCTTCTTAGGTGTTACTTCGGTACGCATTTCAGAGAGTCTCATAGTGTTTATTCCCAAACTTTATAGTATTTAGCAGTCTTGTGTAATTTCGATATTTTGTCCCGGGCAAAATCTAGCTTAGTTTCTGCTATTTCCAGTCTTGCATTGCGGCTATCTACTATTACATAATCTTTACGCTTACGTGCTTCTTGTATTATTCTACGTAAATTTAACATATCTACATAGTTTTTATTTATTTCTCTATCCCATAGCAGTAACTCATCTGCTGTCCAGTAATTTTTTTTGATAGTATATATTGCGAACAATATTGCTGATATTTTACTTTCAAAACAATGTACCAGCTCTCTATTACGATCGCGGACTTCGCAAGTTTTATTGGGATATACTGTTAGGTTATATAGGCCAACACGATACCCATTTTTGGTGGGTATACACAGTATCTTATTTTCTTCTCGCTGAAGCCTTCCAATTTCCTGATTAGTCCAGTGTTTAATGTAATCTGTTGTTACATTTGTTAAATCTGTTAATGTTGCGGTCGGCAGCTTTTTATTGAATTTTTTTTGTGTACGTGATTTGACCATTTTCGTTACGGCGTAATAGGATGTCCTGTACCGTTAGTTGATTTGCTATTTCTTGCTCTCGTTCATTGAGAGCAGTTTTTGATATTTTTGGTTCGTGCTGGAATCGTCCCAGCAAGTCTGCTTGTTCGTTGGTTATAGCAACCTGTACCTTGCTTAATAACTCTACTATTTTCATCTGTTTGCTAAATGTACCACTACGCCCAATACTGCTGTTAACAATGCTACAAACACACTGGTACCAATTGTGATTAAAGTTTTATTGCTTTCTCCGCCCACTTTTGCCAGGCTGTCTTTGATATCTACAATATGGCCTTCTAGTTTGTCCATGCGACTATCTAGATGTTCTAATTTAGTTTCCAGGTTGGAATACCGTTCGGCACACAGCTCAACGTGCGCTTCAAGACTTTTCTTTTCAATATCTGTCGTAGACATTTAATTATCGCTTTCATTGTATTTGCGATGCTTTTTATGCCATAAATGTGTGCCGTAATATTAAGCCGTAATGTTGGTGCCGTGTAGCATCTATTGTTTATTTATTCAGATTTGTGCTGTTTGACGTATATATTTTTAATAGTACCGTACGGATAAAAGATAGGTAACATAAAACGAGCAGTTTCGGTTAATCCAGTAATCACAGGAACCTGTTCAAAATCTTGTTGTAACGCACCCAGTGGTACGTTTGGAAGATTATACGCATCAGCAGTTTCTATTGACCAACCAAATGTCCAGACTGTCTGATTTGGTTGTTGATAAAAATTGCCAAACTCAAATGCGCTTAAATTGTCAACGTCTGATCGAAAAGGTCCTGTAATGTGGTGAGGTTGTGTTCTAAGACTTATACACTGAAGTACTGTTTCCCAATTACGCTGTTGATTACGACCTAGTTCATTGTCGAGACCGCGGATAACACCTGTGGCTGTAATGTCTACTAAAGTAAAGCCTGTAAAAAATTGTAAGTTAGTAGCTGTCATGATAAAGTATTTATCGGCCATAAAAAAACGCACTATAAAGTGCGTTCTTTTGTTTTGGTTTAAAAACGCTATTAAGCGAATTTGATACCTTGTGATGTTGTAACTGTAACGCCGCCACCTGAGTAGATGTTTGCAGCTAAACCGATGTTACCACCTAAGCTCTGTAAACGAGTTGCGATTACTTGTGCTGATGTAGCAGTTGCGTTACCAGCACCTGTTGCTTCAACTAAAACGCTTAACTGTGTAGAACTAACTTGATACATAACGATTGTAGAATCGATAGCGATTGAACGTAGAATTGTTTCTACTGGACCGCCTGTACCACTCTCAGCGGCTGAGAATGTACCGAAACCAGTAATTTTCAATGCTGTTGGGCTCTTTGTTAAACCTGTAGCGATAATTGTGTCTAAAGCACCTGCTGTGTTTGCATCAACGTTTGTAATACCTTGTGCATCACCTGCATAACGTGTTTGGATTGCCATTTTTAAATCTCCTTAATTTATAGTGCGTTTCCGCATACATTTATTTATACAAACTGAAAAAAAATGGTATTTTACTGGTTATTTGTTAAAATGTGCGCCACCAAACACACCACGATTTACCAGCTTAATAAGTCCTGCTCCTGCGGTGTTTGCTACAAAACCTTCACCACCGGGTTGATTGTCAATGCTTTGTGAAAAGCCCGATACTTGTGTTTCAAGTTGCGCCGCCAGTGAATTTTTTAACTGGTACATAGAATTCCATACGTTAGCTAATGATTGATATCCATCGGCATTGGCAAACAAATAACCAGTTTCTCCGTCGCCTACTAGTTTTTTAAGTGTACCGGGTTTTGTATTGCTTTCAGGTTTAGCAAGCCACACATCAAGAGTGTCCCGTGTTTGCCCAGTAATTTGTTTGTTAAAATATGTTTGAATCTTTGCCTTACTAACACCATCTAATCCTGCTAAAAATTGTTCTGCCCGAGGTCCCGACGTTGCTACTGTTTTTTTTGCACTTTTTAAAAGTTGCGTAGGTTCGTTTAATTTAAAAGGTGTAGATTTTTGTCCTGCGGGCATACCCATTGGACCTATAACTGCTACGTTACCTTTATTTGCTAGTCCTGTTACACCATCCCAGGGAGCATTGCCTTTGGAATGTACAACTATCATAGCCACCTTATCTACCATTACTTGTCCCATTGGACTTTTAACAGGAACTGTGTATGTAACAGTAGTTGGCCTAAACACAAATGCGCCTTCCTTGGGAGTCATTTCGTTTTGTCCAATGGCCATTAAGTCACCCTTGAATATTGCGTTTTCTGTTACAGCGTTACGTAGACCGTCCCAGATTGCAGCAATCTTGGGATATAAATCAGGTCTTGTTTGCTTACTTGCTTTGACCTGTGTATCGTATTTTTCCCAGTCAGCTGGACTTCTAGCAAAGAAACCTGCCGGGTACATGTATTTGTCGCTGATAAAAAATTCACCGCCGGGTGTATATCCAAAGAATAAGGCAATGCCACCGTCCCATTTAATTGTAGTGCTTTGTGGATTCTTAATAACTTCTTCCATACCCGACAAGTATTTGTTAACTTCAGGCATGCCTAAAAAGATAGCATCCTCGGGGTGAGGAATACGTGGGCCTTCGGCGGCTTCGAATAAATTATCAATAAACTCTAATCTCATACGTGGTGGCCCATCTTACGGAACCAAGCCGCTGTGCCCACTGTGGGCGCGGCTTCAGGAAGTGTTAATAATCCCTTGGCTTGATCGTCTCGAGCCTGTGCTAGTTTTCTATTAACTGTGGTTTCATCGTCGTATTTTAACAATGCCGCTACTATACTTTTAACTGTATACAAGTCAGAGGCTTTGGCCTTGGGCCCAATTAAAATCTTAGCAACTTCATCCATAGTACGTCCTACTAGTTCACCGGTGTCTCTGCGTACTAGCTTGGCACTAAACGGATCAAATTTCATATTTTCTGCTTTAGCCAGACTGGAAATAAGAATAAAGTTTTGTTGTCCTTTGAACGAAGGATCACTATAACTGCCACGTGGACCATGTTGGTGCCAGGGCGCAACTATAGCGGCATCATGTATGACCATTAGGTCAACTTGTGCGTATCCTTCACCGCCTTTGGCTGGCTTGTACTTGACACCAATACTGACATTACGTCCGTTTACGTTGGCTTCAATGTGCTTGGCAGTAAACCAAGTTTGCATAGATTTTTTAGCGGCCAATACAGGGTCTTTAGGATTGTCTTGTGTTTGATATAAGTCAACAACATCTTGTGCTTCAACCATTAGGTCAATGTCACCGCTGGGTACTTGTTTATATCCAGCACTACCAATATCTACTTGTAAATTTTTTAGTAACGACTGTGGCATTTCACGCTTGGCTATAGAGAGAACCTGCGGAACATCTTCTTGTTCTACTGGTTGACTGGTTGGTATTGCGTTGCCGCCTTCATACAAATACATTATTTTTGATTTCCGGGTAGTTCGTGTGTAGACATAGCACGGTTCTGGAACTGTACTTCGGCACGTTGACGTAGTTTCTTAATAGACTCAGCATCTGTAACAGGATCACCATCGGGGCTATACCAAGTACGGTCTTTGTCGTTATAACTCCATACTGTACCTTGTTTGTCTGTTACTGTAATAGGTTTTGGCTGTGCCGCTGTTTGTTCAGGACCGCGATCCGCGGCAGGGCTAACTTGATCTAATATTTGCTCTTCGGCAGGACTAACTTGTTTAGTAGATCCATAGAATACCCAATTGTCATTATCATCTCTATTGTATTTTTTAGCAGGGATTGAAACACGTTGTACAATAACAGGATTTTGATGTATAATTTGGTAATCATTAAGAATTGACGGTGGTGTTACTGGTGTTTGTTGTGTTCGTGCTTGAATACCAGCTTGTCTTTGTCTTGTACGTATATTGGCTATTGTTTTGTTATACTTTTTGTCTATCTTATCTCTTCCACCAATTTGGCTCATAATAAATTTGGCGTCGTCTTTAGATATGCCTTTACTAATAAGCTCGTTGTATATTTGTTGTGGATTTTTTCCTGCGGCTATGTCTCGTTCAATTTGGCCAATGTTTGCTTTATTGGCCAAGGCCGCGGCGCTGGCCGCTTTTATATTTTGACCAACTCCGGTTAGTGCGTCATACCAACTTTCGGCTATTACATCTTTAATCTTCACTGCGTAATCTCCTAACACCGCGCTTGAACTTGTCCGGCTCTTGCGTACGAATGCTATTGATCAATCGACGCTCTAGCTCACCTGCTTGCTCAGAGTCATAGTTTTCACGTATGTAATTGATTAGATTAATCGCACCCTGTATAACATGAGTGGCTCGTGATTCCACAAGATTCTCACGATCTTTGTGTACTAGTAGCGTATCTAATTCATCAAGAATACTACGGGCTTTCTTTTGCAAGATTATACTCCAATAATGTATATTTATTAGTTGCTAGTCCAAACAGCATAAACCGATAAGCGTAGATGCTCCGCAGGAACCGGTGTATCTAGGTAGTGTGTTACACCCTGTTGATTATCTAACAAATAACCATGATTTACCAAGTATTTCGTCTGTAAAACTTGGTTATTGTAGTTAAATTTGGTACCTAATTCCGCAGGACCTGTTGTGACATATATCTGTATTGCCAAGTTAATTAGGTCACGATCCTGATGTGGGCCGATTATATATCCTGGTAAGTCACGCCAAATAGCAATGCCATTGAATCTATTATTGCGATTGTAGCGTTGATTTATAACAGTAGTTAAGTTTTCAAATACAGTATGAACTTCTTCAATGACACTATCAAACACCCAATTAACTTTTAGTCTAGGTGCTGTTTCTTGTAAATCTTCTGGAGTCCATTCTAAATCTTCTGTGGTAATAAAGGTAATAAACTTATCCAGTAGGCGCGGTTCAATGAAGTTGTCAAGCCATAATAAATCCGGACAGTCAGTTGCCTCTGCTGATTCTAATTGTTTTATAGAATATGCCGTAGCGGCGGTAATAAGGTCAAAGTCTAAAGGCATTATCTTGGGGTATTACAAGTTTTAATTATATAGTCGTGCCACTCAAGTGGATTGTGAGATAAGATAACTTCTAAAATTTTGTCTGGACTTTGTAAGTATTTAAAGTTGTTTTCAAGTCTAGTAAAGTGCTGTTCTCTTAAAGCTGTTACATATTCTAAATCTGTAAGCAATTGATAGTTACGTTTAATAGCTTCTACTACACGTTTGCCTGGATGTTCTATATATTGATAACTGTGATCTATTACATCATCAAATACATCAATTCCGTACTTGGTCATTGTTTCTGCGCCCTTGTATGTTCCAGGCCAAATCATAAACTGTCCCGAGTATACTGCCATAAACAATTTTTCAGTAATGCCAGCGCCTCGCTCAAAGAACATAGGTTCAGTAATTAGAGATACAGGACTACCAACAAATATGTTATCGTACAAGGTTCTAAAATTTAGCAAACCGTCACGTTTGCGGCTATCGAAGGGAATAACTACTTCTTTCAAAGGTAATGTATTATTAACATCAATAGCATAGTCTGTATCTATTAATAATTCATCAGCAGGATATCCATCTAAATGGACCATTGTGTAGTCGTAGTTTGTATGTGGGATTAGGTTCTTAACAACCGCGGCTAAAAACTTTCTATGTGCCCTAGCCCTACTAATAATAAAACTAAAATTCTTAGTAATAGGTGCGGTAGGTATAGTCTTCCAACTAGCATTGTAACGCATAAACCTTTTAGCGTTTCCGTAAAATGCCTCGCCTGTAAATACTGCCTTAGGAAAATCCTCAAATGACAAATATACGTCAAATACAAAGGTGCGCTCTTGGTAGTCTAGGCCAGCACGATTAAACAGGTCGATTATACTGTTTTTAAAATAGTGCGGTTCGCCACGAATAGAAATTCTTGACTCTGCGGGAATAGGCATGTGATCCTCTACGTGAATCACTGGCATAGATTTTAGTTCTTCAGAGAGTTCTGTAGTTTCTGAAGTAACACAATGCTCATTTAAATTCTTCATTCTTTGTTTGCTTTAAGTCCGGCCAACATTGATTTTAATTTACTACTTTCAACGCTAGATCCTGGAGTTGGCCCAGCAGTCTCTAAACTCCAGCCTTCCTTAGGCTGTGGTTTGGCCCAACCTTGTTCATTTGAGCCAGATTTAATCTGACTCATGATACTAGTGACCTTTGGAGGTCCACCGGCCTGTGTAAAGCCTTCCTGTCCTTCTTCTCCGGGATCAGTAATACGCATAGTTTCAATATTGTACTCCAAGTCGATCTTCATACCTACGCCTGTACTACTACGTGACTTCATACACTGGATTTGATAACGGCCGCGCTCTTTCATGGCACGACTTGTAAAGATACCAAACACGTTATCTGCGGTATTGATCTTAGATATACCACCAGCAATATGACTGTGGTCGAATTCAATTTCCTCTACAGCACTACGATTCAATTGACTTGCTGTTACAAATAGCACACCTAGTTCCTGCGACAAGTTACGCAATTCTTCTGCTACATATTTGTCTTTGATAAACTGATCGTTGGGATTAACTTTGACCGACACCGGCATTACCAAATCTAAGTAATCAACCATAACAAAATCTACTTTGTTATTGGTTTGTATTTGATACTCTTTGATAAAACTACGAATATCATTCACGTTACTCTGTGCTGGCAGGGCCTTGATGCGATACTTACCTGCTTTTTTGCCCACCATCTTGACTTTAAGTTCTGTGGTTTCAATGTCCTTGCGAATTTCTTTTGTACCCATGCTGGTTAACATGGCATCTGTACGCAGGGCCACCAGTTCTTCACTGAGTTCTAAACTAACATACACACCGCTTAGTCCTGCCTGTAACCAACTCAATGCTATATTCATCATAACAAGACTTTTACCAGATCCAGATCCGCCAGCAAAGATATTAAGTTCTCCGCGACTAAAGCCACCATACAAGATCTTGTCCATGGTTGGCCAGCCTGTGCTTACTTGTCCACCTGAGTTAAAGTATTTGTCAATACGAGCATGTGGGTCAGCAAAATAATCTGTACCCAAATCTTTGGTTAAACTGATCTGTACTGCGTCTTTGATCAGTTTTTCTACAGGATCGTAGTCGCCTTTTTCTAATAGGTCAGCTGATTTAAGAATAGCACGTTCAAGTTCTTGCCTACGTGTAAATCCCTCAAACTCTGCCATAAACCATTCGTGGTGACCTTCAATTGTGTCTGGCACTGGTTTAAGTTCTACACCTGTTACTGCCTTGATCTGTTCAAGAGTGGGTAATGTTTTATGATCGTTGGTATGAGTTTTAATAAACTCTGCCACTGCCCGTAAACTGCGATCAAAGTTTTCTGGGTTATAAATGTTCTGTACACGCACATAACTTTGTGCGTCAGTGAGCATCATCTCTAAGAAGAGCTTTTGTAAATCTGGTGAATAGTCTTTTGTCATTTTTTCTCTAAATAATTAATTATTGTGTCTGCGTATTGCTGATGGCTTTTTGGTCCCGGGTGTCTATCGTCTGTTCCTGTATCAATAATGTTAGTGTACATGGAATCAAACATATTAACCCAAAGTTTGTGATCTAACGTGGATACTGCTTCAAACA